GAGGGTTTATTAGATAAAAAAAAAAGACAATTAGAAAAACTTATCTAATATAATAATATATAATGGCTCATACACAAATTCAATTATCAGGAGGTGCTTTTAATATTCTTGATTTTGCGAGTAAATTAAAAAAGAAAGTTGAACAAGGCTCAATACTTGGGAAAAATTTGGCAGATATATATGCTTCAAAGGAATTTAAAGCAATACAAAATTTAATACCATCATCAGATGAAAAAGCAAGGGCAGGATTTCCAGGAGAAAAACACGGAATCCTAAAATTACCTAATGGGAAATTTGGTGTTGGGAATTTCATAGGTCCGGGAACTGAGATTGTGAAGCGTCTAAAAAGAGGTGATTTAGGAAGAACGCCAGCAGATACAACAGCAATGCGCCATGACTTGGATTACTTCCTAGCCCAGTTAGCAAAAACAAAAAAAGAACAGGCAAGACTAGTTAGAGAAGCAGACAAAAGAATGGTTGCAACATTAAAGAAAATTAAAAGGAAAAAATTAGATAGTCCATATAATATAGCTTTGGGAATGAAACTAATACAATTAAAAATGGCAGGTGAAGATATTGGAGCAATTGAAAAAGGTTCTTTTGGTGGTCTAAGAATGAAACATTTGGAAGAGGACACACAACTCGCTAAGGATGCTATCGCCCATTTGAAAAAAGAAGGATATTAATCCCCTCACAAATATATTTTATAGTTTTAATTTTAATTTTATCATCTGGCGGACTTTTTGACAATTTTAATATAATTTGTTTGTCAAAAAGTTCCCGTTTAAAAATACCAAAAAAATTATTATTAATAATATATATATGAATATTATTAATAATTTTTTAATTACTGATTTATGTAATATTATCAACGAATATTTAATGATTTCCAAAAATCGTGTTCAATATAATACAAATGATATGTTAGATGAACTTGAAACCTTTCATTTTCATTGTGATGCTATTCATAAACCATATAAACCTTCATTATTAAAGATGGATATAGATAATGTTAGTGATGTTGATTTAGAAACAGAATATAATAATTATTTAATAACAATTACACAATTAAAATAAATTTATTAATTATATATATATGGATATACCAGATAATATTATTAATAAAAAATTGTATATAAAAGCAAAAGAAGAAGCAGATAAAATTTATAAACGCCCTACAAGTGCTTATAAATCAATGTGGATTAGTAAAAAATATCAAGAAATGGGCGGGAAATATAAAGGAAAAAATAAATCCTTGACTAATAGATGGTTAAAAGAAAAATGGATTCAAGTAATACCATATTTAACAAAAGGCGAAATTATTGAATGCGGAGCAGATAATAAACAAAATAAAGTATGTCGTCCAATGATAAGAATAAATAAACAAACACCGATAACATTACCAGAATTAATAAAACTACATTCAAAAGAAGATTTATTAAAACTAGCTAGAAAGAAAAACAGAGATATGAAGGGTCGGGCAATGTGGAAACAAATGAAATTTATACCAAGTAATTAATTATATAAAATATTTTCATCAATATTATAATTCCATATTTTATTATTATCGCTTTTCATTCTATCAACAGCAACGGACATCATTAAATCTGCGAGTTCCTCTAATTCTTCCTCAGTATTATGATATAATTTTTTACCATTCCAAGTATAATCACTTAAACCCGCATATTTTAATTTACTATAATTTAAAGCATATTCTTTATTTTCCTCATACCATTTTTTATACCTAGGCTTTAAAACAGTTTTATATAAGTTCTTTCTATAATTTTTATATTGTTCTTTATGTGTTTGTTGATATTCCTTCTGATATTTTAAAGCTTGTTCTTTATGTTCTTGATACCATTTAGAAGACTGTTTATTAATTACTTCTTTATGTTCATAATAATATTTTTTATTTTTATTTTTTAATTTGGCTTTGTTTTTTTTATAATATTCTTTATTATATTCTCTTTGTTGTTCTCTTTTTAATTTATTCTTTGCGAGTATCTTTTCTTTGTTTCGTTCGTAGTAAGTTGCCATGATATATAATTACTATATATTTAAATAAAATACTTGAAACGCATTTAAAGTATTAAGACGATTATTTATATTTAAATAATTCAATCACACAAATATAACTAAGGGTTTGAATTTTTGGTTTTATCATCTGGCGGACTTTTTGACATTTTTAATATAATTTGTTTGTCAAAAAGTTCCATTATTAATTGTTTGTCAAAAAGTTCCATTATTAAAGGGCGACTTTATTTTTTTATAAGATGTTTGCCATTAAATAAAGGGTTCAATCTGGAAAAATGCCTTAAATATTCATAAATATAGGGTGTTTTAGTCATAAATAAATTTATTTATGAGCATTAATGGCACAAATATAAAATTTTCCAGTCATAAATATAAAAATATATAGTAATTTCAAAGTATTTAATAAAATTAATGCGTTTTTTATTTTAAAATAAAATGTTTTATAATAATATATATAATGGGTTTTAATAATGATTTAAAATTCGGTCAAAAATATGAGAAATTATCTTTAGAATACTTTGAATATAAAAAAGTTGATTTTCCAAAAGGTAAATTCAAACCATATGATTTTATTTTGGATGATAATATAAAAGTGGAGGTTAAAAGCGACCGCTTAGGATACAAAACGGGGAATATAGCAATAGAATATTATTGCGGTGATAAAGAATCAGGAATAACATCAACAGAGGCTAATTATTGGATGTATTTTATAATATATCCCGATAAGGTTGATTGTTATAAATTTCCGATTTCAGATTTACGAGAATTAATAAAAGATTGTAGAAAAGTCAGAGGTGGAGACGGTTGGAGAAGTCATATGCGATTATTACCAATCTCAAAATGCTCGGATTATTTAACCGTCAAAATCAATGGATAAAGGAATATTAACATTATTATTAATTTGGTTTTTTTGTTTCATTAAATATTCTTTTTTTATTTGTTTTACTACTAAATTAATCCCGTAATAACTTAAATTATATTCTCTTATTACTTCATATAATTCGTCGTCTAATTGTTTTAAACATACATTAAAAAGATTATTGGTTTTTATATTAGAATCAATAATATGATAAAAATTAGACCATTTATCACTATTAAATAATTCATACATAATATTATTATAATCAACCATATTATAATAATATTATATATTTATTTTTATATTTATACGCTTATATTTAATTATCAATTAATTTTTTAACATTTAATTCGTCAAATGGATTAATACCACACCATAACATTAAATTTAGTATTTCTAATTTAATCGGGTCATCTCTGGGTAATTCTGAGACTTCTTTTTCATAAAGTTCTAATATTGCTTTTTTCTCTTCTTTTAATTCTAAATCTATAAGTTTCTGTAAATTCTTTTTAGGTATATCTTTAAGTTGTTCTTTCATCTGGTTTAATTCATTTAATAAAAAATCAGCGTCATTGAAATCATTTTTATTATCCATTATATATATTATAATAAATAAAAAAATTCTATATTTATTTTTATATTTTACGATAAGTTTTGTTTATACTACCAGAGTGTAAATATTTATTTTCAATTGCCTTCTCCTTTTCTTCTTGTTCCTTAATTGTTGGGTCATTCTTCGTATCGTGTGATATCATAATATGTCTTATCATGCTAGAACCTATTTTTTTATTATATGGTTTAAATATCTGATTTAAATATTTTGTTGTAGAATTTGGGTTCTGTGGTGTTTCTTTATCTGATTTAACAAAATACCAACCCGACTTATTTATTTTCATCCATTTATTAATAACTCTTTTTAATTCCGAATCTGTTATTTCTAATTTTTTGCACCCTATTCTTGATTTATTTTTGAATTGGTTAATATAAAAATATGATTTATTTTTAGGAAATCTAACCAGATAATTATATTTATCTTGTTCTTCTGGATTTAATTTTTTATAATGATAACTGCTAATGACTTTCATATCTGCGAAATCATTTCTTAAAGGATGATTAATATATGTAAGTATCATTAAATATTTTTGTAAATTATCAAATGTTTTGTTTGATTTATATTTATTTTTTAAATCATTTTTAAC